CTATCAGAATTATGATAAGTCCGAATTTGAATCAGCATCACCATTGTTAAACGATGATGAAGCAATGGAAGCAGTTTGGAAGAAAGAGTATGCCTTATCAGATATGACTAAGGCAAGTGAGTTTAAAACTTATGAGGTCTTGAAGCAAAGGCTAGATAAGGTACTTGGTCTGAATGGTGAAGTAGTTAAACCAAAGACTACAGTAGAACAACTCAAAGAAGCACCTAAGAAAGTACCAGCATTAGCCGATGGCGATGATGATGATATTTCTTATTTCTCTAAGTTGGCTGAGGAAAACTAAATGATTGATTACGCAAGTCACATTGTCTATGACCAAATCAAGAGGTGCTTTGTCCTTGAATATGGTAATGAAAAGCGTGAACTATGTGCCGAAGCATTTCAAGAGGCGGTCATAGAGTGTGAATTGTGTAAGTATTTTCAATAAATCCCATGCAAGTATGAACCCCGCTTCGGCGGGGTTTTTTATTATATCATGTGTAGATTTTGTCTTGCTACTTTTTTGAATGTGGATTCGTCTAACCTAACACCAGTCAATTCTTCTACCAACAATCCATCATTATTCTGATTTACAATAGTAATTTTCTGAGAATTATCTGCCACGATAGCACCACCATTATTTGTTGATGATAAATCTTGGTTCAATTGTGTGGCTGCAGCAACTTCTGAACCTGTATTATTTTCAGTAGGTACATTAATCGCAGGTGATGTACTAGATATACTATCAGATGAAACTTCTTCTTTATTAGTTGCAGGCGCTTCACTAGCTGTTGGTACACTTGTTGCTGTTGGTGTATTAGGTTGTGCACCAGTAGGAGCATTACTAATAACTTTTTCATTTACCTTTTCAATTGCTTTAACTGCTGTTTCTACAGGTTTCTCTGCTACGGCCGGAACTGGTACTGCGGTTTCTCCTGATTGTTTTGCCTGAGCTTTTAATCTTTCTGCTTTTGGTATAACCGGCATCACCGGCAAAGGATTTTTTTTCGTTGGAGTATTTTCTTGTACCCACTTTTGCATTTCTGGCACACTTCTACCAGTTACATCTTCTATATGTGCTGTATCAGGAAGTTTAAGTAATTCAACAACATCATTATAAGGGAATCCTGCTCTTGCTCTACCTGATAATTTTTGTCCTGCGGCATCTTGGCTAGATTTATCTCTAATCGAATTTGCATAAGGATTATTATCATACTTTGCATCATTAGGATTTGATTCAATATCTTCTTTTATGGCTTGTTGTGAAGCTATACCACCAACCAATGCTGCAATAGGAATTAAGAATGGTGAAGCTAATGCTAATCTACCAGCAGTCATAGCTAAAGTTTTCAACGTCATACCTTCAGCTATTGAACCAAGTATTGATTTACCACCATCACCCAATAGTTCTTCAATCTCTTTAAATTTTTTGTTGATGATTTTTTTATACGAATCAAATTCTTTGATGGTTAATTTATCATTCTCCATCTTATTGGCTGTAATTGCTTCAACTAATTCTTTGTTCCATTTATTTTTTTGGTCGTTTAATTTATCACCACCTTTAGATTTTTTATTTTCTTCATCATATGATTTTTTCAACACATTATAAGTTCTCGCCAATACATCAGCTAAACCAGAACCCTTATTCATTCTCTTTTGTTGACCTTCAGATATAGAAGAATAGGTTGCTTTTTCTAAATCAGGTATTCCTTTACCACCTTTTAAGGCTTTTAATTTACTATCTCTTGCACCAGTTGTATCTCCGTAACCGGTAAATCTTGAGATATCTTCTTCACTTCTACCCATTTTACGACCAATAATAGCACCAGCTTTATCACCAACTAATTTGGTAATCATGTTTAGTGGATCAAATTTGTCTTTTATAGTAGCAACTTTTGCTTTGAATTTTTCTGATAGTGCTTGTTGAATAGCCTCACTTATCGGAGTGCCTTCATTAAACCATTTTTGAAATATAACTTCTTTTAAAGGACCTGTCCTAATATCTTGTGTGCCAGCAAGTTTTCTTCTTTTTCTATATCTTTTTCTACCACCACCTTGAGATAATTGTGGACTATCCATGAAAGCAACTTTTGGTGATACAGGACTTGTTTCTGCTTTTGAAGGTGAACCTAATTTTATTTTTTCTGCGCTACTTGCTGGTCGACCATATGCACCAGTTTTACCCAATACATACCAATAACCTTTGCCTTGATATGCTGTTGGGTCCCAAACAAAGATTTCGTCTTTGAGTCTTTTAGTTATTGGTAGTTTGTTTGCCATTTTATATCAGCGCTTCGATGAATGTTGGATTATCAGGTAAATCTTTAGATGCCAAAGTTCTTGGTTCTGATTTTTTACCTACTTTAGTTGTCTCTGTAGAATTATTACTATACTTAGTTGGTTCTTCATTTCTTTTTAAACCTTGATTTTCAGCTAGAACAACGTCTAATTTTGATGGAGTGCCACCAGGAGTTACTGCGGCCAAAGCTACTTGGCTACCTGGATTTACTTTTACACCATTTTTTATTAATTCATAATGTAAATGGGGGCCTGTGCTAGAACCTGTGTTACCTGTTTTAGCAATCTGTATTCCTTTTTCAACTTTATCACCTTGTCTTACACCAATTGAGGATAAGTGTGCGTAAACAGTTTGTGTACCATCTTCATGTTGTAGTTGAACGAATTGGCCATAACCTTGTTTTGGATTATTTGGATTCTCCCAACGTGCAGCTACCACTACACCCGAATTAGAAGCAAATACTGGAGTTCCAATCGGTGATGCAATATCTACTCCAGAATGAAATCCACTACCCATATTTCTTGGTCCATATTCACTACTGACTCGAACACCACTTGGTGTTTTACCTGACTCTGTTGGTGTAGGAACTGAACCTTGTGCCATTGCTGTTGTGCCTTGTGATTCTTTCATTGGACCAAAACTAAATCCTTTTTTGTCTAATGAATCCTTATACTGTGCAACTGTCATTTTAGCAATAGTATCATTGTTGGAACTATTAAGCCTAGGAAATAAATCTCCCATTCTTTTATCGTTATTGCTCTCATCTAACACCATTTTAGCGGCACCACCATTACCTAAAAAGTGCACCATGTATATAGCTGCTTCAGATGGTTCTATACCTCTTGATTTTAATTGTTTTACTTCATAATCTAATAAGTTCTTGGCAAGTTTGTCTTGATTTTCAGGACTAAATTTTGTGCTTGCCCATTCTTTACCAAAAACTTGTTGTGCTTGGTCTTTTAATGTTGCTGGCATAAATTGATATTTACCTGCGGCAGCACCACCGCCACCAAGTTTACTCTTGCGGTCATTAGCTAATTCCAGTACTTCACCGATGGTCATATCAGTTAAACTCTTGCCATATGTTCCTCCTGCGTATGAAGCGCCACCAGCTTTAATATCATATGTTTTGTTTTTATATTCACCTGCGACTGCGTTCATCACATCATAATTGCCTGATGATTCTGCACCGCCAATTTTGGCCAATACGTCTGTACCTACTGCTGCAGCTGCAACACCACCTGCAACCTTTACTGCTGTTTTTGCTACGACTGCCGTGCCACCAGGTAAAGGTATTTTTGGTATTGAAACTTTACTGAATTTTTCTTTGAAGAATTCTTTTACTTCACTAAAACTTTTCTTTATTCTATTCTGTATTGCACTCTTTTGTTCTTCTTCTTTTTTTACACCAGTAATAGCAGAAATTAACTCATCATGCCTTCTCTTATCTTCATTGAACATTTCTTTTTCAAAGTTCTTGGCAAGCTCTCTGGCTAGTTTTTTCTTTTCATAAGAGAGTTGAACTAGACTAGATAATTTAACGGCAACATCGGTAACAGAATCACCTTTAGTTAATCGTTTGATTTTACCTTCTTCAACTGTAGCATAGAAGGCGGTATCGACATTACCTAATTTTCTGTTGGATGATGATTTAAGTGCTTTGATTTGGTCATCACCTTTTTTTCCACCAAGGAAAGAAAAAGGCTTCATGATTTTCATTTTACCTAAAACTTTTGCAATATTTCCCATGCCAAATTTCTCTCGCATTTTACTGAAACCGTCTTTGGTTCCTTCGGAAATATCTTTTTGTGGATTTGCTTCGGCAGGTAATTTTACATCAGCAGATTCGTCTTTGGGTTTACCTAGAGCTACGGCTTCTGCTTTACTGGCAGCACGGCCAAATGAACCGTCTTTACCAGAAACAAACCAATAACCCTTACCTCCAAATGCAGTAGGGTCCCATGCGAATGTTTTTTGATTGACTTTTCTTGTTATCATCTACTGTTTTGTCTTTGCTTAATTTTTTCATTTTCTTCTTCAATGTATTGTATAAGCATAGCAACGTAGATTTCACGTTCCCAAGGTATCATATTTTCAAGTTCAAACAAACTATATTTGTGGTGCTGCATCAATGAAAAGTTTGTTTTGTAGTAATTCTTCAGATTGTCATGACGAAATGTTAGGCGAAAAAAGAGTCTAGACCCTCCACTTGAATAGTATGGTGAAAACCACATTTTTTACAATCGACTTCTATACTCTTATTTAATTTTGGTAAATTATTAAAGAAGTTTTCTATTTTGTTAAATTGATCCTGATTCAATGATTCAATGAACTCAATAATCTCGTCTGGTTCTGATTCGGCCGCATAATAGTATTGTTCACCATCAAAAATGTATTCAACACTCTCAGCAATCATATCAAAGGCCATATCAGTAACACTTTCAAACTTATTGGCACGTTCTAAAATAGAGAACTCTGGGAATTTTAACTTAACACTAATTCTATCATTGATTTGAATAACATCATTTACAACATTAGTCATATCTGGTTGTATTTCTAAAATATTTAATTCAACATCCATTAAATTGCCACAGACTTTTTCTTCAACCGCATTTTCACAACGGTATCTATTTTGAACTACCTCACCAACAGACCTAGCTCGAAGATTGATGAAGTAAAATTCAACATCGATGATAGGTAATTTATCAATAACAAGGTCTTCCGTTAATGTACAATTATGTAACACCTGTCGTATGTTTCTTTCAATGGTTTCTTTATCGTCAGATTCCATGGCCATCATCAAATTACGTTGTTCTTTTACTAAGAACGGCCTAAATCGTATTTTCTTTTTTGATAATGGTAATTCAAGGTCATAGACCGGTGTATCAATTTTTGGTAAAGCCATTTTATTATCACTCCATTAAGTTAATCAGATAATTGATTCCAATATGTATATGCAAATACTACAGTTAATTTGTGGTGTCCTTCAGTTGACCAATCCAAATCTAATTGATTGACAGCAATAGGATATGCATCAAACAATTCAATTTCATAAGTTGGTTTATCAGACACATCAAATTGTGAAATTGTAATTACTCCAGTATAATCATTTTTATAACTTGGATTATATCTAAATGATGGTACCACAGCTTCCATCCAACCATCAAAGAAATACTTTGTACTCATATCATCAGTAATGACAAAGGTAAGATTCAAATCATTAAATTGCACTTGATATGGATATTTTTCAATTGGATTTGAACCAAATTTTTGTTCGGCTGTCGCATATGTTCGAGAAGGCAGTTCAGCAGTTTCACAACGCAATCTTAAATCTCTTGCCTGAAATCCAGCATAAGATACTTTTGTTGAAATATTAACTTCAAACCTATTTGGTCTAGCCAAATCAGTTTTAAAACTATTTTTAAATTCTTGGAATTTACTAACTGCCATTTTAATTATTCCTTATTTCGTTTACCGAATCTTGCCATACTGTTTTGGCTGTGGCACCTTTAAACTGTTGAACAGGCAGAAAAGTTGCCACATCCCATTCATTTGGCTGAACGGCAAGTATTTTTGACCTAATATGATTATTCAGATATCGTTTAATACAAGGCCGAAACGATTTAAAGCGCTTGGATGCGCTTAAAATGTCGTAACTGACTCTCAACCTTTTAATTCCGTCCTCGTCACCATGGATTGCGAAAGGCATTAACTTACCTAAAAATGCCACTCTATACTGTATTGGTAAATAATGTAAGTTAAGTCCTAAAAACCCATCTGTATATTTTTCTAATGTTAATACCAAAGGGAATCTATCATAATAATCTAAATCATCTTTACCTTTTGGATCGTAATAAAAGTAATATAGATTACCTATGATAAACCGATTCATTTTTCTATACTGTTCGGCTTTAATTCCTGTTGCCATTTTAACTGGATTTCTTAAATCGGCAATTTTTTTCAATAACCAAGCATAAGACTCCCTTGAGGACATTTTAAGGCCTTGAGATTTTCTTTCGGCTGATATTTCAGTTAATATAGAGGTCATTCAGTTATTTAGTTACAGACCTAGATGGTCTTCCGTAATCAATTTGAATTCCCAACCACGGTCTAAACAATATTCGTTGGCTGCTTTCCACTTGGCTTGATTGACACCCCATGTTTTAACTTCATTGATAAACTGTTTTGTTTTTCTTTTTTGTAGTTCAGGTTGTGCCGTTTGTTTCTTTGGTTTAACCTCAAGCATCATAGTTGATAATTTATTGTCTTTTGTTCTGTATTTGACCAGAAAGTCTGGAAAGTAACGATGCCAACGATTATCCACAGGTGATATATAAGGAATAAAGAGTTCTTCTGAAGCCCATGTTATAATAGAATCATTATTGTCTAACCACGACATCACTTTAACTTCCCAAGATGAACGATATACTATGTTGGTGGGGTCGCCAACATATTTTTCTGGGTGTTTTGGTTTAAATAGTCCTGAATATGCCATAAATAGTATGTATATCAAATTTAAGAGAAAAAAATGGAAGATATAAAAATAGACGTAGTTAAACCAGTAGATTTGCCACAATTTACAGGTCCATTAAGTAAACTTGATGCTAGAAGTAATGATTTAAATGTAGTTAAGTATCCTAGTGATTTGGGTACACCCCAAGGAAGAAATTCTAAAAACCATTTTGTGACATTTAGAATTTATGATATTGAACCTGCAGGTATAGTAAGTGAAGGTAGAAGTACCGCAGGTGAAGCTACATTGGCATTACCAAATGCCGGAGCGTTGATTGAGGAATTTGGTGGTATAGCTGGTGCTGTTACCGGTGCTATTGGTGGTACTGCGGCCGGTGCTCTTGTTGGTGGCACATCTGGTGCTATTGTTGGTGGTGCAGTTAGTACAGCACTAGGAGGTAAATTTCTTGGTGATGCGGCCTCATTTGTTGGTAGTGCTCTAAAAACTGGTTTTTCATTAGCACCACCAATTAGTCAAATAAAATCTTGTATTTCTCTTTATATGCCAGATACTTTAACTGCCACATACGATGCTAACTATGAAGAAATGAGTTTAACTGCCGATTTAGGTCCAACAATAACAACACTTAGGGCAATAGATAGTTCAATAAGTTCTGTTACGGGAGGAACATTAGGTAATGCTATTGGTACAAATCCAGCAGTTCTACAAGCTATACAAGGAACTTTAGGTGGTAAAATATCAGGACTTGGAATTAATTCAGAAAATTTAACCACATTATTACAAAGAGCTCAAGGTTTTGCTTTAAATCCTCAATTACAAATGGTTTATCGTGGCACAGGTTTAAGAAGTTTTCAATTATCATTTACATTTACACCAAAATCAGCTAGTGAAGCAACACAAGTAAATAATATCATCAATCAATTTAGATTTTATTCTTCACCAAGTTTATCACAAAGAAGTGGTTCAATAACTCAATCAACTACAAATAGTATGTTTTTAGTACCACCGTCTGTATTTGAAATTGAATTTTATGTTAATGGCCTAAAGAGTGTAAATCTACCTAGATATGGTCGCTGTGTTATGACTGGTTTAGATGTTAACCATGCACCAAATGGTTTTGCAGCCTATGATGATAGTTCGATGGTACAAACAACATTACAAATGTCATTCAAAGAAATGGATATTCTCACAAGAGATAATTTCAATGACACAGACACATCTAAGACAAGAAGGTAAATATGTTATATTTCGATACTTTTCCTTTAGTTATTGCTTCAGATTATAAAAATAATGCCATTCTATTGACCAATCTTATGGCCAGAGTGCAAATTATACCATCTTTACTTAGAAATCCTTTATTATTTTATTCATATGACTTGAAAGAGAGTGATAGACCTGATATAATAGCAAACAAATACTATGATGATTCAAACAAATATTGGATGGTTCTGTATGCCAATGAAATTATAGATCCTTTATATGATTGGCCTTTGACATCACAACAATTTGATGCTTATTTGAAAGACAAATATAGTCAGGCTGCCGGCGGTGATGCATATGTTCTTACTTATGCCACAGGCACCGTGCAAGAATATAGAAAAACAATTACAACTTATGATAGCACATCACTAGAAACTACAACAAAAACTGTTGTGGTTGATTTGACTACATATAATAGCATAACAACAGGTTCAGTTACACAAACATTTAGCTCTGGTGCTTCTGTAACTAGAACAATATCAAAAACTCCTGTTAGTATCTATGATTATGAAATAGAATTAAATGAAGCAAAACAAAATATTAAATTAATTAATTCTTCATATAGTAATCAACTTGAAAATGATTTGAAAACATTGATGGCTCAATAAAATGGCAGGCATAAAAAGTCAATTAGATTATTCTTTAACGAATCTGACGTTATTAACTTCGGTTACCACGTTTGACTTAAAAAATACTATGCAAGAGATATCTTATAATGAAGATATATTCAACAATGTGTTATCAGGTTATGTGATGATAGTTGAAGCCTCAGGTTTTATTGAAACTTTGGCTGTGAACGGTACTGAGTTTCTTCGATTGACTTTTAGTAAGTTTGGTGATAGAAGTAATCAGATAGACAAACTATTTCGTGTTTACAAGTTAGGTAAAAGAAAGCTTGAAGGCACAATGTATAAAGAATCGTATGTTCTTTATTTCTGTTCAGAAGAATTATTACTATCTGAACAATATAAAATTAGTAAAAGATATAAAGACCAATTAATTTCAGATAATGTTAATGATATATTAAATAATTATTTAAAAATACCAAATAATAAAAAAGGTACTATTGAAACCACTTATGGTAAATATAATTTCATTATACCAACATTAAAGCCATTTGATGCCATCAATTGGATGACAAACTACGCTAGACCTAATCCACAAAATCCTGGTGCTGATATGTTATTTTATGAAGATAAGAATGGGTTTCAATATAGGTCATTACAAAGCTTGATGAAACAAACTTCATATTACACTTACACATATAAACCAAAGAATATTAATAGTAAAGATTTAAATAGTGACGTACATAATGTATTAACCTATGAGTTCTTAGATACTTTTGATACATTAAATGGTATTACTTCAGGTACCTTTGCTAATCAGTTAATATCTATTAATCCATTAACACGGACAAAGAAAGTAACTAATTTTAGTTATGATGCTTATCAAAAAAGTGCCAAGAATTTAAATCCTTATAGTATTATTGATGATTCAATAAACAGAAATGGTGATAGTTTAAGCCAAACTCCACAAGCTATGTTAAAATTGATATTTTCTAATTTTGATAGTGGCAGTAATTCATATGTTGCTGGAGTTCCAGGTGCGGCAGGAAATGATATATATGCTGAGACATTCATTCCTAATAGAACAGCACAACTAGGATTGGCCAATTATACTAGATTGAGAATATCTGTACCGGGTGATTGTAATTTGACTGTGGGTCGTGTTCTTACATTTAATTTAACATCAAGAAACACAAAAAATAACGGTGCGCTCGATAAATATTATTCTGGGAATTATTTTATTACTGGTGTTCGTCATATTATTGATTTAACTAGATTTAGAACTATATTAGAAATAACAAAAGAGAGTGTACCAACTCCATACCCAGCAAACAGTAATAAATCTCCTTTGTGGTCCAATTCAGTAAAAGGAATTATATAATGAGTAAAGGTGTAAACAATCATAATTTTGCTGGACTTAATGGTTTTGTTTGGTGGATGGGTGAGATTGTAAATAGATTTGATGACTTAGGATTAGGTCGTTGCCAAGTAAGAATATTTGGTTGGTATGGTGATGAAATTCCAGTTGAAGATTTGCCTTGGGCTTTTCCAATGAATCCAATAAACAACACAAGGCACTTTGAATCCCCATCATTAGGTGAATGGGTTGTTGGGTTTTTTATGGATGGTGATTCGGGACAAACACCAATCATGATGGGTGTTATACCTGGTGTTAAAAAAAATTATGATTCCGAATAAAGGATAAAAAAATGGCGTTTACAGTAAAATTTGATCCAATGGTGACCGTTCCAGGAAGTTATGGAAAATTAAAAGAACCAAATCCACCAAAAACTGTGGCACCTGCTGATGCAATATTAGCAGGAACATCCACAGTAATGCAATTGGCGAGAGGTTCAATTGCAAATACTTCTATTGCGTTATCAAATGCAGACATTTGGCATATTTGTGACCCAAAATCACGGGTTGCTTTATTTTTAGCAACCAAAAATTCTGAATTAAACCAAGAATTACAAGCCATCAGAGATAAAATTGTGTCTGCTTTAATTGGTGATACTGTTAGTCCTGTTATTACTGATATTAAAGCGTTTGTAAAAGACGCTCTTGCTGTATTGAAAAAAATTAGTAAAATATTAGAATATGTTAATGAACAGATTATTGCAGCAAAGGCATTTATTGCTGAATTGAATTTCTTTCTTAATGTTGTTAAAAGTTTACCTCAAAGAGTTGCTGCCACACTAACACAATGTTTAGCTTTGTTACAAAATGCTTTGAAAAAGGCAACAACATTTGCTGCCAGTCCTGAATTAACTGAATTGATAACAACAACAAAAACTATTATCAATCAATCAAATCAAGCTGTGGCTGGTGTTAATAGTTTAGGCACAGACTTAAATGGTTTACAATCAAACTTAGCATCTGTTCCTTCTGCTCTATCAAAAGGTGTTGCTTCGGCTTCATCATCACTCACATCGAGTTTGAATAGTTTCTCAACAAATATTTCTGGTATATCAGCATCTATAACAGACGGTAATGGAAAACCACTTGTACAAATGAGCAAATCGAGACCTTAATTATGCCAGATAATATTTTTGGAAGCACATGGACTACAGCAGCAAATACACAAGTAGGATCATACCCATACATTAACCTATCTCAAACTGAGGCAGGTCATATGGACATGAAGGATGACACGCCAGGTAATGAATCCATGAGGCGCCAGCATGGTACATCAGGTACATATCAACATTGGTACGCTAGTGGAGATGCAGATGCTGTAGTAAAAGGTAATAATTTTACAGTTATTGTAAAAGATAATAATATTTCAATTCGAGGTATTTGTAATATTGAAGTATATCAGGATTGTAAACTTACTGTTCACGGTGATATGATTTCTGAGATAGACGGAAACTTAAAGGCTAGTGTTGGTAAAAAATCACAAATACATTCAGTAGGTAATGTTGATTTAACTAGTGACGGAGATGTTAGTATATCTGCTGGACCTGGAGACGTTTTAACTGGCCTTGGTGGTGGAGTTATATACTTAAATAGTCCGTCTGATGTTATTGTTAGTGGTGACCTTCGTGTTCAAGGCTCAATTACTTGTACAGCACTATCAGCCAAAACAAATATTACTGCAGGATTTAAAGTTTTTGCTACTGGTGGATTAGAAACATTAGGAGGACTTAATGTTGGTCTTGTAACTCCTGGTCCAATAGTTCCTCCAGGCGTTATAACAGCAATAACATCAATCGAATCACCTCTAGCAACTTTTGGTATCATGGGTTCAATTTTAATGTCTGATGTAATCAATACATCAATATATGATTTTCATACTCATCCTGCACCAAAAGGTTCTACAGGAATACCATTTGTACCTTTCTTTGGAGTTTAAATTATGTATGTAAGCAATACAGCAGGTGTGTACGCAACATTAGGTTACAATTTTAGTGACCCTAATGGTGATGTGGTTGATTTATCAGCAAACACACAATCTCACATGAATTCAATGCCAGCTTTGATTAATAGTTGGCAGGCAGCAGATGTTACAAATAATAGTGTTAATGGTTATTACAAAAATCCTGTTGCCAATTCTGTTCAAAATATATGGAATACTGCAAATTCTATTATATCTTTGACGGCCAACACATCAAACTTAAATACATCAATTTATATCACGGCAACTGCTCTGGCTGTCACATCCAATTCTTTCATGATTCATACGAACAGAATATCAAATGTTGAACCATTTACTGGACAAGAGGTTATTGTACCTTTTTATACCACGGCCATAGCATTAGGTAGAACAGCATTGTATATTACCAATCAAACAGACGGTATTATTAATAATTCACCAATGTTAGGTAGTTTTACTAGTATTTTAGTGGGTCCACAAATAAGTTCAAATGCTAATACAATCAATGCTTATGTAAATTTAATATCTGCAAGTATTGATCCTATAGCAAATACATCAAATTTAACAAATGCACAGATTACTCAAATTAATAGTGATTTATCTACTGCCAATACATTAATGTCGGATAGAAGAAGTGCGGATTTTACATATTTCACTAATTTACAAACTTTTGTGAATAATTACAATGCCGTAAAAGCCATTGGTAATATGGGAGAAACAGAGAAGTATCTGGCAAACAATTTCATAGGAACAGAAAAACTCAACACAAGAATTAATTCCTAAAATTTCAAAATTTTGCGTTCCGGCCTAGAATTTCTCCGGCGACATCTCAAAACTTAAAAAAGCGAATTTACTTTTGCGTATAAATAAAGAATGGCAAACTTACAAAAAATATACTCTGATTTAGATTTAACTTTTAGAAGGTTACCTGTAACCAATGATGTTGCTTTAA